TAGGGTTTGTCCCTAAGAAGGTAGGAGCTGAAAGCCAGCGACTATCTATAAAGCAAAGTGGAGGTAAGTAAATGGCAACAGAAGGTACAAAGTTTCAGATCAACTACAAGTTGGCAGACGGTACTCTTATCAATCTTTATGCAGCAAACGTGCAGGAACTAGAAACAGGTCTAACAGATCTATCAATGGTGTCAGCTTTGATTACATCAACAGCTAAGGAACTAGGCAACACACCAGTTGCATCACGTCCAGATGTTCAAGCAATTGCTCAGGCATTTAACGCAACACCAGTTGTAAACAACGCAGCACCAGGTTCAGGTCACACCTGTAAGCACGGTGTTATGTCACTACGTTCAGGTGTAGGACAAAAGGGTCCGTGGTCAGGCTATATGTGTGCAGCTCCAAAGGGTGCACCAGATAAGTGCGACACCATCTGGGTTCGATAACAAATGCGGGAGCCGAGGTTTTACGAAGCTCCTAGTTGTGCAACAATCGGTGGAGACTTTTGGTTTCCAGATAATGAAACACCCTTCTCATCTAGCCACGATGCTGCTTTTGCCAAGAGCATCTGTGGTGGATGTCCTCACCGCAGAGAATGCAGGGAGTGGGGTATTGCAAATGAGGCTCACGGTATCTGGGGCGGTCTAACACCTAGAGCGCGACAACAGATACGACGTGATCGTGGTATCAAGATTCATCAGGAGGAAGACGTTGCTTGACTTATCCCGTGCTTGGAGTGGTGTGCTTACCAAAGCAACACCGCTACCAGATGTATGGGTAGGACTCAAGAACAAAGAGATCAAGTTCCGTAGGGGACAGGTCTGTATGGTTGCTGCTGCACCTAATGCTGGTAAGTCAATGTTCGCATTGATCTATGCAATCAAGGCGCAGGTGCCAACGTTATTCTTCTCAGCCGATACTGACACAACTACCGTGATGATGCGAGCTGCTGCTCACACATCTGGTCACTCACAGGTAACTGTTGAGGCAAACTTGGCTAGCAATAGCCACTACTACGACCATCACTTTCAGAAGTTTGGTCACATCAAATGGGTCTTTGACTCATCACCATCACTAGATGATATCGAGATGGAGATTAGAGCATACGTAGAACTCTACGGAATTGCGCCGGAACTAATCGTCATTGATAACCTGATGAATGTTGCAGCAGAGACTGACAATGAATGGGCAGGACTGCGTGCAATTATGATGGAACTGCACGATATGGCACGTAAGACTGAGGCTTGTGTAATGGTGTTGCACCACGTCTCTGAGCAATCAGAGTACGGCTCACCAACTAAGCCACCTGCCAGACGTGCTATCCACGGCAAGGTCAGTCAGTTGCCAGCGTTGATCTTAACTCTAGGCTATGACCCAGGACAGGCAATCCTGTCTGTTGCTGCGGTCAAGAATAGATTTGGTCCACACACAGCTGATGCTTCCAACTATGCAACGTTGCTAGTAAACTATGCAGCGTGCCAGATTGGGGACGAAGATGAGTTTGGCTGGATGCTAAGGAGAGATGCAATGAGTAATTACCAAGGGAGTTACAATGTCTAAATCAAATACAGAGATGCAGTATGTAAAGAACCGCATCAATAAATTAGAGAAGGACTTTGCTGCTTTCGCATCATTACTGATCCAAGCAAACATAGTCAGAGTCGAAGAAGAAGACGGAGTCCAAGTCTTCAAAGTCAACCAGGTAAAACTAGATGGCGAATAAGAACGGACGCAAGGGTTCTCAGTTCGAGACAGACGTTATGAAATGGCTCCGTGGTGCTGGAGTTATGGCAGAGCGTCTGACAAAAGCTGGGGCAAAGGATGAGGGAGATATGGTTGTTATCATATCTGGAGAAACCTATATCCTAGAGCTAAAGAATAGGCAGACTCTTTCCCTGCCAGAGTTCTGGAGAGAAGCACAAGTTGAGGCGCTTAACTACGCCAAGGCTAGGGGTCTTGGGGAAGTGCCTCTTTCATACGTCGTAGTTAAGCGTCGCAACGCATCAATAGATCAGGCTTGGGTAATCCAAGACTTAACTCAATGGCTAAAGGAGAAACAGTAATGCCAGTACCAGGTGGAGAAATTACAACAACAGAACTATGGAGCAACCCAGATGGCGGCAGTAATCAAATCGTTGAAGAAGCGCAGGAAGACAACACAGCGGGGGAAGCCGATGCCACAGAGCAAGAGGTGGTCGAAGGTGGAAGTGAGACAGAAGAATGAAGATAATGAGACAACCAATCCACTTTCACAATGAACGCGGGTTTAGCGTAAAGCTAATGGAATGGGATATGTCTGACTACCTATTTAACATTCAAGCATTTGGTAGAGACTTTGGTTGGAGAATATACAAAGGTAATCCAACACCAGTAGAAATCCTTGAATGGGAATCAGGTTTTCAGGATGATGTAATTGAGGAAGAGATATGATCTGCCAGAACTGCCTGAGAGCAGGGTCGGAGAATAGAGCCAATCATTTCAAGCGTGCCACTGCGTGGCATAGCAAGTGCGACTTCAAGGGGTGCGTATGTCAACACAAGACTGGACCAGGTCACACAAAGGCAAGTCAAGATCTGATGAAGCAAACTCAATCCCAATAGCACCTATCGTTAGCTACTTCGGTGGCGAGGTACGAGAGGGTCGAGAGGTAGCAGTACGGTGTGTGATGCACGCTGACTCGCGTAGGTCTGCCTCTATGAATACAGATAAGAACCTTTACTTTTGTCAGACCTGCGGTAAAGGTGGCAATGCAGCTAACTTGGTCTGCATACTAGAGAACTTGGAGTTTAAGGATGGCCTCAAACGTGCAATCGAAATTGCTACTGGAAGCGGCGCACAGATACGCACAAGCGGTAAGTCCGGAGGCACTCGCCGTCCTAGAAGAACGTGGGATATCTGAAGAGGTAGCCTCACGCTTTATGCTGGGTACTGTTACAGATCCTAGCAACGGGCACGAGATGTATGAAGGATGGATCTCCATTCCTTACATCACTGCAACTGGTAGTTGCGTTGGCTTTAAGTTCCGCAGACTAGATGATGGCAAGCCTAAGTATGGTTCACCTACTGGGCAGAAGGCACACCTGTATAACGTATGCGACATCACCTTGCAGTCACCATACATTGTCGTATGTGAAGGCGAGTTAGATGCAGTAATAACTAGCGGGATGCTTGGCATCCCAGCAGTTGGTGTACCTGGTGTTGCTAGCTGGAAGCCACACTTTCCAAAACTATTTGGTGGCTATGACACTATCTATGTTGTTGGTGACAACGATGTTAAAGAGGATGGGTCTAACCCTGGCGCTGAGTTTGCCAAGCGTGTGGCTAATGAGGTAATGAACTCAACTATTGTTACACTACCACCAGGTATGGACATCAATGACTACTACCTAGTACACGGGGCAGATGCCACACGTACTTTGCTAGTAGGTGAGAAGGGTGAGTGATGCAGAATGGATCATAGTAATACAGACTTTGGAGCGTATGGGCTTTCAGGTGTGTACGTTGGAAAGAACCTCCGAGACCTTAGTAATAAAGCCGATACCAACACGTTCGTAACTGATATGTGGGAAGTGCTAGATAGTGCAGGTAACCTACTGCTAAAGAAGCACAAGGACTACGGCCCAACTAACATTAGTCTCTCACCTGGTGGACCACTCAATGGTCTACGTGTACGTATGTGGGACAAGACAGCACGCATCAACCACTTGATTGATAGCGGTGCTACACCTGAGAACGAGTCATTACGAGATAGCTTTATTGATCTACTCAACTACAGTGCGATAGCACTGATGGTGTTAGATGGTAAGTGGCCTCGTGACTGAGTTGCACCCAGTTGTATATGACCTAGCACCTAGTGTTGCAGGTACTATCTATCGCAGGTACAACAAGTATGTTGAACGCGATGACATCAAGCAGGAGTGCTTAGCGTGGGCTATGACACGCAGTGCTTACATCAATGAGCAGATGTCAGAAGAGAACGAAGAGCGCAGACGCCACAACGAACAACGTATTGCGTGGCAGATGCGACGTGCAGCTGAGCGCTATGCACGCAAGGAGAAGGCATCCAAGTCTGGGTATCAGACACAGGATGAGGCTTACTACGAGTCAGCAACTATCGGTCAGTTATTACCTTTTGTTATTGCATCAGTGCTAGATGGCACAGTGCTAGAGCAGGCACAGCAGATGGTCCAGGATGGACAACCCAAGGGTAAGTCATCACCGGCAGAAGGTGGCAACCTTCTTGCAATGCTGATTGATATGAAGAAGGCGTACCTAGAATTAGAAGCAGAAGACCAGATGCTATTGCGTCTGCGTCACCACGAGTCTTTAACCCTGCAACAGATAGCAGGGCAGTTAGAGTGTGCAGTATCCACCGCAGATCGTAGATGCAACGCATCACTGCGTAAGTTAATTGACAATCTCGGAGGGCAGTCACCGTGGCAATGAAAGAGATAGACCTATTTAACTTTCTGAAAGAGAGTTTATACCCAGACCTTACTAAGTCTGAGGGTATCTATGACTCCTTTGACTGCATCAGTGAGCAGGCTGGTCACTACATAGAACTCAAGTGTCGCTATACACACTACGATACCTTGCTCATTGAAGAGATGAAGTATCGCAAGCTGATAACGCAGGCAGCAGAGCGAGATCTAATCCCGTTCTACATTAACTCGACACCGAAAGGTGTCTTTTCTTTTGACCTAATGGATGTAGCTGAACCTGAATGGTCAGTTGGTTGGATGCCAGCGACAACAGAGTTTGCACGCAACCATAAGATGGAGAAGTTAGTAGGTTATCTACCTATTGAGGAGGCAGTACAACTATGATCTATGACTACAAGTGTCCTCAGTGTGAGGCAGTGCTATCAGTTGAGCGTTCTATTCACGAGACACCCAAGCCACCTGCCTGCGTGCCTTGCCACATCACAATGAACCGCATCTATGACGCACCTAGTATCCAGTTCAAGGGCGGAGGGTTCTATTCCAATGGTGGCTGAGTTCCCTGATTGGTTCAGCGCATACGCTAAGCCTAACTTCGAGAGGTTCCTAATTCCGCTAGCGGGTCAAGAGAATTTGACCTTCCTTCAGCTCGGTGCATACACCGGTGATGCCAGTGTATGGATACTAGAGAACATCAAGCCTTTGAGATTAGTAGACGTAGATACTTGGGAAGGCAGCGATGAAGAGGTGCACAAGTCTATGGATTTCTCTGATGTTGAACGTGTCTATGATGATAAAGTAAATGATCGCACCATCAAGTTCAAGAGCACCAGTCTTAATTATTTATTAAGACCGTCATTTGATTTTGACTTTGTCTATGTAGATGCAGACCACACAGCTGCTTCTGTTCTACTAGATGCTGAGTTATCCTGGCGCTTGCTCAAATCAGGTGGACTACTAGCCTTTGATGACTACCAGTGGGGCGCACACCTGCCTGCATCTAAGTCACCCAAGCTAGGCATTGATCTATTCCTGGAGCGCCACGCTGGTGAGTATGAGATCTTGGAGCAGGGTTTACAAGTGTGGTTGCGTAAGCTATAGTTAAGTTACCTCGGCAGCAAGTCGCTGAGAGTGCTGGCAACAAGCTCTAGTCTTAAATGGCTAGGGCTTTTTGTCTTTGCAAAGCAGAAACCCCACCGGTTCCCGTTACCGATGGGGCTTCTATACAGCAGAAGGAAAGGGTTAGAAACCTTCGACTGAAACTATAGCATAGCTTCTAAACATTCCAAACATTTACTCTCGCCCTCTACTGCGAGATCGTTACCACACTCGTCGCACGTTATCATCAGTACCAGCCGACTCGGTCCGAGTGTCGGAGAGCACGGCAGAAACTGCCGTCGTAACGGTGCTCAGTGTATCTAACAGCGTGGAGGATTTGGAGTTCAGGTTGGCTACTGCGTTCTCTAAGGAGCTGAGCAATTCCGTAAGCTGTTGATCTTGGGTTGTCTGCGAGGTGGTCAAACCTGCTCTCACGGGTCCATAAGGTGACGGCACACCTGATCTGACTATCGTTGTAACCGAGTGCGTTGAGGTAACTAACTGCAAGTGTCTTGTTTTCACTCTTCTCCTCCATTGTAGCTTTCGTCCGGGCTTTCATAATCGGTACGTCCGGCAACGTCAGGGACGGCGTTCGCCCGTGTATGTGTAGTAATAGTAAGACGGGTACTATCAGCAACACCAACCCACTTTTTACCTTGTTGCTCATCTAACTCCCTCTCTTCCACAAGCAACTGCTTGTATGTATCAGCGTATAAATGAGACAGGCGTACTAAAGCTCGGTCTCTTGCCCTTCTATAATTGCGGTACGAGATAGCCTGCATACCGCTTACCTCTCTACTCTCCATTGATCTTGTCCTCCCACACGATAAGTAGATAGACTACCACCATCACACCTGCCAAACCTAGCCAGTAACTCATAGCCCTACCTCCCTTGCCTGTTGGATAATCTCTGTTATATCTATCGTTTGCCCTACTAGGTGAGCGTCCTCCTCGTCACTATCCCACGCACTCACCAATAGGCGTGAGCCAATCGGAGCAAGGTATAGCCACTGCATAGCAGACTTAACATCTCCTCCTCCCCAGCGTATGCCAGTGCCGGGCTCGATCACTTCATAGAATAGAATTAGATCTGATTTAGGCGGGTGTATGGTGTAGATATTACTCATTCTCCTCCTCCTCTAAATCAAACAGACGAGCCATAGCTGAGTTCGCTCTCTGCAGATTCTTAATTGCTCGCGCTATCTCCTGTTGCTGCAGGTCTTTCTCTGCCTCATTGATGCACAGATTAAACTTTGCCTCTAAGTATTCTTTATTCATTTGCCTTCCTCCACTTCTTTGTTCTCGCACTCCTCGCAAGTGCTAGAGTCATAGGTATTACGGTCGTACTCTACCTCACATACATCACATTCCACATACCAAGTATCGTCATAGAACACTGGGTCGTTTAATTGCATCTCGTATCCCATTACCAGCCCTCCCTCTCTCCCTCATCCGATCTTGCGTGGTGCGTGTAGCGCCAGTGCGCTCCGTCGCTTCCCACGTACCAGCGCTCACACTCTAAGCAAAGGTTCATCGGTATCCTCCGTAGGTTGCCAAAAGCTCCCCCTCTTTGCTGATCTCAGCGTTGCAATCTCCGCAATACATAGCACCGCAATCGCACTCGTGGTCGTGCGTATCCATAGGGTAAAGGTTCTCGCTCTCACAATTCTTGCACTTCATTTATAGCCCTCCCTCGTAGCACTCAGCCATTGTTCCCCAGCAGTAGCCTAACCAGTTCCCGCCCTCTCCCACGTACCAAAGATGACTCGCCACCTGCCACATTCCCCACACCACCAACAAGGTCGGGATGATTACCAGCACGACCCAGCCTCTCACCGTTAAGTTACTCATCGCTCTCTCCTTCTTCTAGTTCTTCGCACCCGCAACAGTTCACACATTCAAGGGTGCCTTTACAGTTGAAACATAACTCCTCGGCTAGATTGAACTCACCGCAGACAGTACAGGCCACGGCCGAGAAGTCAGTTACCTCGTGATAAGTCAGGCTCATTCCTCCTCCTCCTTGTGTGCCGTCTTGTAATGCGCCACGATGTCGCTGGATGTGGCGAAGTAATCGAAGCAGTACTCACATACTCTCGTGCTCATAGCCCGTGCTCCTGTTCTACTTCTAGCAGTTCTGCGATGAAGCGGGTCACGTCCTCGGGACGGTTTGCGTACTCGCTCAAGGCCTCGCCTAACTTGCCGAGTTCCACATAGCCGAGTTCAAAACTTGGGCGCTCCCAGTTTGAGAGGGGCATCTCCTCCCCGTACATTGTCTCGGTGTATCCGATGAGGTCGAGGAACTTGCGAAATGGGGAGAAGTTGTTGTAGTTGCTGCTCCAGTGATAAAGCTCCCCCACACACTCTGCATAGGTAGGAGTGGCCTCCTCCAACCAAGACAGGGCGCCTTCCTCCCGTAAGGTTGGGTCATTCTTAGCGCACTCGGTGCACTCGCTTGTGCGGTCTCCTGCGTGTATTGTTGTCATCTTTAACCCTTTCAGTATCTGACCTCGTCAGCAACCGCCTCACGGTTGGACACCCTTGCGGGTGTTTCGGTCTAGTTTCCCTCCTTGTAGTCCTTGTAGCACTGTAGGCATATGCCCTCGTAATCGTCAATATTCTTGGATACGGTAGTCCTTAGCCCGCAACGGGTGCAGATATTCTTGGCCATTACTTCACCCCGCAGGCTTCTAAGAATCGGGCACGATCAAAGCGTGGGTTGTCTGCTTCCAGTGCATCGGCAAGGCTTGAGGCGATGTCTGCTTGGGCTTGGCTATCGCACCAAACATCGGCAACGGCTTGAGCAATTAGAACATAGTCTTTGCGTGTCATTAGATGCGCACTCCATTCACAATAAAACCGCCTTGGATGATGTAGAATAAATCGCTGAGAACATTCTCAATAGTCTGCAACATTTCACCTTCAGCGCCGTATGACTTCTCGGCTTGGAGTTGGTTA